ACTCATAAAACCACAGGAACAACAATTAACTTCAGGGGTTTTAGGGAACAAGGAGCTTTCAATCTTCAAGGAATGGAAGGGGTTGATGTGGTTTGGATAGATGAATCGCAGGCAGTTACAAAGGAAACCCTTGATGTTTTGATACCTACCATCAGAAAAGAAAATGCCAAAATATTCTTTACAATGAATAGGTTTTTATACAATGATCCAGTCTATTCAAGATTTGCAGGGCGTAAAGACTGTTTACACATACATATAAACTATGATGAAAACCCTTATTGCACTGAAGCCTTAAAGACAGAAGCCGAAGAATGCAAATTAAGAAGTGAGGTTGATTATAGACATATTTGGTTGGGAGAACCATTGGCGGCTGGGGATGATAGATTATTTAGATTTGAAGATGTTCATGCTTCTCCCAAATTGGAGTTCTTTGACGAAGGCACACAGAAAAGGATATTAGCCGTAGATGTGGCACGCTTCGGGGAAGACGAAACAGTATTCACTATCATACAATCCCAGAACATAAGACAATGGAATCAGATTTATCAGCACTCTTGGAGAGATAAACCTTTAACAGAGATAGTGGGAAAGACTTTAGACTTAGCCAGGGAGTTTTCATTAGACATTATAGTCATAGATGATGTGGGTATGGGCGGAGGAGTGACTGATAGGTTGAGTGAGCAAAGACAAAGACCTGAGGCATTTATAGGCAATGAAGTTCCTTCTAATCCTTTATATGAGAATAAAAGAAGCGAAGGCTTCTTCAGGATGAAGGAGTTTTTTGATAAAGGCGACATAAAGATAATGAACGACCCTTTATTGCAAGAGCAACTCCTTTCCATTAGATACAAATTCAAGTCAAACGGCAAGAAGGCGATAGTCTCAAAAGATGAGATGAGGAAGGATAACCTTAAATCCCCTGACAGAGCAGATGCCTTAATGATGGCTTTATACTATACAGACAGGATATTTAGTGAAAGAATTAACAGGAACTTACCTAGAGAAGCTCAATTAGTTTAGGAGGAGATATGCCAGCATTTTTATCATTTTTATTTAATCCAGCATTTTGGTCTGCAGCGGCAAGTGCAACTACAGTAGCAGGTGCAGGAACAGGCATAGCGGCAGCAGCAGGGGCTTTTGATAAAGATAAAGGTCTTGGAATGCCTGCTTTTGGAGCAACTCCAGATATTAAGCAATCCGAGGAGGAAGTCCGCAAGGAAGAGATGAGAAGAAGACGCTTACAGACCAAGACTCTTCTAACAGGTGCAGGGGGGGCTTTGGGTGAAGCAGAGACAACTAAAAAAGTTCTTCTTGGAGCATGATAGTAAGATTGGCTCAAGAGAAAGACTTGGAACAGATATTACAACTGATTAAAGAGTTTCACTCTGAAAGCCTTAATGCTTATAACATTCTCTATGATGACGATATAGCCAAGATAGCAATGGCTAAACTCTTGGGAACTTCATTTATTCTTGAGTTAGATGAGAAAATAGTAGGTGTACTGGGGGGAATGATAGTTAATTATCCCGGAAACAATATTCCAGTATACCAAGAATGGATATGGTATGTGAATAAGGAATATCGCTTGCACGGAGTAAGTTTATATAATCATCTTGAGAATTACTGCAAAGAAAATAACATTAAGAAAATAGTCATGGTAAGCATGGCTAACTCCAAAGCAACGAAGCTAGAGAAGTTCTATCATAGATTAGGGTTTGAGTTATTGGAAAAACATTACATTAAAAACCTAGGAGGTTAAAGAGAAAATGATGCAGCAAGCCGAGACTTCGGTATTAAAAGCAGAGGAAGTGGCAAAAAAACCCCAAGTGACTAAGCTAATAGAAATCTCCGTAGATGACCAGAAGAGAGTTTATGTCAACTGGCCTGCGGATAAGAAAGAACTTTCTATTGTGGCTTTGGCTGAAGCAATCAAGCTCGTAGAGACTTATGTTCAACCTGTAATTGTTAAACCTAAACCTAATTTAATGGATTTCGTTCGGGGGCGGAAACCTTGAAATCTTAGGTATAAAAAGAGGAATTAAAAGATGAGTAATTTTACTCCAGAAGAGATTATCAAGCGAGTAGATAAACTGGCAAGCGAGAGGCAGAACTACAACAGCTTCTGGCAGGATGTCGCAAAATATGTCATACCTAGAAAAGCCTACATCACAAGGACAAGGACACCCGGGGCTAAGTATGATTATGACATCTACGATACAACGGCTATGATGGCTAACATAATCTTAGCCGCAGGTTTACACTCATACCTTACAAACCCTAACTCAAGGTGGTTTTCTTTGAGAGTTCAAGATGAGGTGGCTAATAAGGATGATGATGTAAAGCTTTGGCTTTCAGACACAGAAAATAGGATTTATAACACTTTAAACGCTTCTAACTTCAACCAGCAGATACACGAACTTTATCTAGACTTAGGTGCTTTTGGTGTGGCGTGTATGTATGAGGAAGAAGACGCCAAGAACAATGTAAGATTTTACACTAGAGACATAGCCGAGATATACCTTTGCGAGAACGAAAGAGAAGAAGTAGATACGGTCTATCGTAAGTTTACCCTTACTTCCAGACAAGCCTTTGATAAGTGGGGAGAGAAAGCAGGCGAAGTAGTCAAAGTCTTTATGGACAAGAAAGAATACGATAAAGCTGTTACTTTCATACATTGTGTAACGCCGAGATATGTAAGGGATGTAAGCAAAGCTAACTCCCAAGATATGCCTTATGAGTCAACCTACATAGAAGTTTCCAAAAAACACTTAATAAGTGAGAGTGGTTATCAGGAGTTTCCTTACTTCACTCCTAGGTTCAATAAGAATAGCGGTGAAGTCTGGGGTTCTTCTCCGGGTATGGTGAGTTACTCTGATATACGAATGTTAAACGAAATGGTCAAGGTCTTGATCAGGGCAGCGCAGAAGATAGTTGACCCTCCAATAGTCTTACCTCATGACGGGTTCATACTACCGATTAAATACGGGCCGGGAGCCTTAAACTTCAGGACTAAGAATTCAGCTAACGACAAGATAGAACCCTTAGGAACCTATGCAAACATACCTGTAGGAATGGAGATTATCAATGATTATAGAAACCTGATTAAAAAGAATTACTTTGTAGACCTCTTTCTGTTATTGGCTGACCCAGCAAGGAAGGATATGACGGCGACAGAAGTGATGCAGAGGGTAGAAGAAAAGATGCTCATACTAGCCCCGGTGTTAGGGAGGTTAATGAACGAATTTCTTGACCCTCTAATCAATAGAACCTTTGCTATACTCTGGAGGACAAACAAGATAGCGTCACCTCCAGACATGCTTCAGGGTTTGCCTTATGAGATTGAGTATATATCACCTTTGGCTCGTAGCCAGAAGTTAGACCAGATGAAATCAATCAATAACTTCCTTATCCTTAGCCAGCAGATAGGCACGATTATACCTGACGCCATAGACAATATAAACGCAGATGAGATTATACAGGATGTCAGGGACTTATATGGCTGTAATCCTAAATACACCAGAGGAGAGGATGAAGTAAAGGCAATCAGAGAAGCAAGGGCGCAACAGATTCAACAACAACAACAAATGGCTCAATTACAACAAGGGGCGGATATAGTGAAAACAGGTTCGGAGATTGATGCTAACCTTAAACCGGAGGCGAAATAATGGCAGATGCTTTAAACAATCCAGAAGAAAGTAATATAATAAAAATCAAGAGCATCCAAGAGGATTACAGAAAGATATTCTCAACCGAGGAAGGCAAAAGAGTATTAGCTCACATGGAAGGGATAGGGTTCTTCAAGACCACGACCTTTATCAACGAAGGTTTATCTATGGCTTTCAACGAGGGCAATAGAGCTTTCTTATTACACATAAAAACTATTCTAGATATGGATATAGAGACACTAGAACGGATTTATGCAGCACAAGGGGGAAAGTGATGCCTTTCAAGAGCAGAAAACAAGAGAAATATATGTGGATGAAACACCCAGAAATTGCCAAGCGCTGGGTTGACAAGTATGGGTC